CAGACTCAGGAAGCTACTAAAGCTATTAGTGACAGCGCTTCCACATCAGCACAACTTAAAACTGAGGTTGAAGCTCAGAAACTTAAGGATGATAATGCTGCTATCAATGTCGGTAAGGTTCTTGCTAAAGCTCTTGGTGCTGACCCTAATGCTGCCAATTACAGGATGGAGCGTCTTAGTGCTACCAAAGCACAGGCTACTGATGAAGCCCTTGCAGCTACACAAGAGTATGAGCAGCTTAGTCAGGTAGGATTCTTAGATAATCCTCTTGAGTGGCTACTTGCTCAATTCCAAAAGGATTCAGTAGCAGAGAAAGCTAATGCTGCTACCCAGACTTCATTACTGGCTACCCAAGAAATCAATGATATCAATCAGCAGATTCAACAAGGAGTAATGACTAGTAAGATAGTATCTGAAACTGTTAATGAGGATATTACCGCTAAGAAGTTGGAACTAGCAAGTGCTGCTAATAAGCAAGCTGCTGAGGAGTTGAAGCTTAAAGGTATTAATGCTAACGTGGATGCACTTAAAGCTGTTATGTCTGGCAATCAAGCTATGATATCAGCAGCTGCGCATCAAGACTCAGTAATACTTCAGCATCAAAGTATGGCTCAAGCAGAGCGGCACTTCCAAGCTAATCAAGCTATGGCTGAGAAACGTTATAATCTTGATGTAGCTCAGTTCAATGCAGCTCAAGAGCAACGCTCTATTGCTAACGACTTCAAGCAGCAAAGCATGGATTTCGCCCAAACCAAGTGGGATGCTAAACAAGAGCAAGATGCTAATAAGCTAATACTTGATTTGGAAGATAGGGCTGCTAAAGCTGATAAGGCTGGTAATAAGGATGAAGCTAAGAAGCTAAGAGATGAGCTTACCACTACTAAGAAGCAATTTGAACTTGATAAGGCTCTTGCAGTTCAAGAAGGTAAGAAAGATTTGGTTGCTCGCTATAAGCAAGTAGTTGCATCTATTGGTGCTGAGAACTTAATTGCCATTCCTGATAACATCTATGATGCAGAGAAAGTTATCATAGAGGGCAGCAAACTAGCTAAGAATCCCCAAGATGCTTACGGTATTGCTTGGAAAGCTGTTAGGGATTCTATGGCATCAGTAGTTCAACAGGCTAAAGTAGCCCCTGATAAGCATCCAGTAGTAGCATTTGGATTCACTCCATTAGAAGCTGTTACCAATATGCAGGTACTTAATCCTAAGTTGGAGCCAGCACAAGCTAGAACTGCTAAGGCAGTACAAGATAAGATTCAACAGGAGATTCAAGCTATTAAGAAAGAGGATGCTAATATTAGCATGAAAGAGCTTAAAGTAGAAGCTGACTCCAGAGTGGTAAAGCACTTCACTGAGGCCATGATGAATCCTGAATCCAGTGATCTGACCAAACTGCCTAAACCTGCTGAACTTGCTAACTTTGCTACTGCTAAGAAGGGTGGCAAGTTCTTTAGTAAATATCTAGCGCCTAAGATAGCAGAAGGTAACCTTGATACTAGCTTTGAAGAAATAAGCTCTCTTGCTGAAAAAGCACTGACTTCTAAAGATGTTAACATGAATGAGCTAGCTAAGGAGCTATCAGGACTTTATTCAGAGGCTATTACTTATAACAATGCTAAACAGGGCTATAGCCGCTTTGGTATTCCTATGATGAATAGCTATATGATTAGAGGTATTGGTGAGCGCGAGCTTGATATGACTAATCCTACTGATGTTAAGACAGCTCTTATCTACCAGATAACAAGATCTGGCCCTATAGGTAGTGTTCTGCATGGCATTGCCCCAGGCGCTACTGACTGGTTTGCTAGCAAGCTGGTAGAGAGTCGCAACCCAGAAGATGCTACTAGAAGATAAGGAACCTTTATGGAAACTATTGATAATAACCTAGAGAGTCAAGCCAGTCAGGTTGCTAGTATCCCAGGACAGCCAGAGTATGACTTCCTAAAAGCTGCTGGTAACCATGCTCTTGCTAGTGGGGATATGACAGCACTTGAAGCTGTAGGCGCTGGTGTCAGGACTGGTACTGGTATATGGGCTGGTGCTACTGCTGGCTCAGCTTTCGGCCCAGTCGGTACCGTTATTGGTGCTGCTATTGGTGGCATTACTGGCTATGACTGGAAAACTACAGCAGCCACAACTGTCAGTGCAGCCAATCAGCTCTATAATAGCACAGTCAGTATTGCTAACTTCTTGCCTGGAGTGGAAATGCAGGAGGCTTCAGCACATGACTGGATGCAATCTCTTGATAATGACTTGGCACAATATTATACCTTGCATAAGGAAGGTATTGATACCGCTGGCTTCATAGCATCCTCCATCCCTGCTGGCCTTGGTGCTCTTAAAGTATATAACTATGGGGCAAAAGCTCTTGATACTTTTGCTAAAACAGGTAAGATTGGTATTGGTATGAGTGAGGCTACTGGCCTTCTTACCGGTAAGCAAGACCTGCTATATAAGAAAGCATTGGAATCCATGGCTGGTAATAGTAATGTATTCAGTGCTCTTAATGCTAACTTCATTAAGGCTGCTGCTGTTGGTGCTGGAGAGCAAGCTATTCAGGGCCTAGTATTTGAAGCTGGCGTGCAGACAATGCTTAATGCCAGCCCAATACTGGATGAGCAGGATGCTGGCGATATTGCTCATAACCTTTATACTGGCGCTTGGGTATCAGGTCTGGTAGGCGGCCTTGGTAGTGCTGTAGTGCGTGGTGTTGGCATTGCTAAGGAGCTATCAGTTATTGATAAGAAGCTTATGGGTGCTCAATGGCAAGATGGTATCTCAGTCGGTAGCAAGAAGTTTGAAGAGCTTGCTGTCAGTTTTGAGAATCAAGCTAAGCTGGACACTACTCCAATCGGTGACGATGCTGCCCTCAATGCTCTTAAGGCTCAGAAGCAGGCTAGAACTAATAATGCTATTGATGACAATAGAAGGCAGATTTGGAGAGAGCTTGTTGCTGGTGAAGACGATGTAGCTACTAATCAGATTCATGAAGTCACCAACATGCTATGGCTTAAGAATGGTCAGAAGATGGATGCTATTGCTCAGCACCTTAATGGTTTGGTAGGAGTGGCCCGCAAAGGCGTCATTACTAAAGCTGAGAAGGTAGTTGAGGAAGTCAAGACTGCTATCAATGCTGGCAAGCAAATTGCTGATGACCAGTATGCTGTCATTGACCGTTATAGCAGTAAGCTATTAAATACTTGGGGTGAGAGGATGGGTCAGCTTGACTCTGAACCTCGCCTATTTAATAGCTTGTGGGATAAGCTCGGCAATGGTCAGAAAGTAGTACTTAAAGATAAAGCTGTCATTGCTGGCGATTCCAAATATGTCATTAACCCTAATAAGGTATGGGATGCTAGAACCGTTACTGATGTGGCTGAGGCTAATGCTCGCACTTTGTGGGCGCATAAAACTGGTATCATGCTTAAGCCAACTCAGATACTAGGAGAGTATGACATTCCAATGCTGGAGAAAGCTTATAAGGAAATGCGTGATGCCATGTTGCCAAGCATTAGAGTCATATCAGAATCAGGTAAGGAGCAAGTTGTTACTAGCGCTGATGATATGCTCAAGCTGCTAACTGACTCCAAGAAAGTTGTTATTGAGAAGCATTTGCAGGAGGGTACTCTGTCAGAGGATGCTATATCCAATATTGCTAATGTCAGGCAAGGGGCTATCAGAGGAACTGAGGTAAATACTGCTAACCCTGAGCGTGACATATTTGCACTCCAGTCTTATGAACGTGATTACCAAGAGCTTCATGGTATCAGTAAGCTTAAAGGAGCTGGTCAGGATATTCTAATGCAGCCTAATCAGCTTAAACTGGTATATGATACTGAGGCAATACTTGGTGATTCTGCTAATGCAATACCATTTATGGCTAATATCAGAGCACAGCAGAAGATATATGAGCAAGCAGCGGATACAGCAGTAGCTTCAGTACTTGGTGAGTCAGTATTCAAGCAGCTCATTAAAGTGCCAACTCAGATGATGAGAGAGGTAACAAGAGCTGGCGCTGGCGGCGGTATGCTCAAGTCTGCTGATTCTAATTATCTGACAGCAGGTTCAGTATTTGAGCGTATTGGTACTGTCTTTCATCGCACGCTGCAGGAAACCAAAAATGCTGTCAATGCTAGTCTGCATCCTGTAGCCTATAAGCTTTATGGCAATCAGAAAGCTACAATGGATTATGTTACTGTAATGCATCAAATTGGCAATACTGGCGAGCGCTATAAGCTGCATCCTACTGAAATGAAGCTAGTACATGAAAGCTATGATGAAGTGCTTGCTGGCACTAAGGCTCTTAATGGCGATGTGAAACTTGAGATTCCTATCCAAACTGAGGAAGCTTATAATCTTATCAGAGCGCATAGGGATTTGAATAAGGTAAGACTTAGTAAGTTTGAGCAAATAAGAGCACTTGGTAATAGTGGCAAAATCTATGATGGTGATATTATCTATGCCCCGCCTGTCAATCTTAAGGATTACCCATATTATGCTTTCGTATCAGATAGCCATCAACTGACTGGTACTGGCGCTACTAAGATGATATGGGCTACTGACCCTGAGAAGCTGGAAGCTAAACTTGCACTGATACCTGAGGAATTCCAAGCTGGTATTGTAAGAAAGCCTGCTGCTGTTACAGGTAAGGAGGTAGATAGATGGAAGAAAGCTATTGGCGATTACGAGAGAGGGGATTCTCTTACTGATAACTATTTCGATAGTGCTCTTGGTAGATCAGGGGCAGCATCAGAATATCTGCCACCAACTAAGGATTCTCTCATTGTAGATCATCTGATGGACTGGCACTATAGGCAGGAGCGTAATCTTCTTGATGAGACATTTGGTGCTTTCTATAGCAAGGAATTTGATGAACTCCAGAAGCTGGCAGAGAGATGGTCAGATAAGAATCTTAGCAGACTTGGATTCCAAAAACCAGGAGAGCTTGCTAAGGAGCAAAGCAATAATCCTTACCTGAGCTATATCCGTACTGCTCTTGACATGCCTAATACTGATAAGATTCCAATGAAGCTTACTCAAGACTGGGCTGATAAGCAAGTCAGTAAGCTATGGAATGAGGCTAAGCATAGTCTTGGCAGTGCTGTTAAGCAAGATGACTTGGATGCTATTAATAAAGCATTTCAAGATGCGGGTATCAATACTGTTAATTACGATGCTGTAGCTTATGCACTTGCTAACCATGAGGTTCCTAGGGGCGCTCTTGGTACCTTTGTCAGAAGGGCTAATAGCATTGTTGCGGGCATAGGTCTTGGCCTTGATGCTCTTAATGCTATCAATAATAGGGTTGGCTCCCTTGTCATGCTTGCACCTGAGACTCAGTTCTTACTGGATAAGATTAAGGCTGGCAATACTGATGCGGTTGGAGCGCTAGCTCAGCTTGGCAATGTCACCATTCCTGGCACACAGCATAGCTATCTCAGTACTCACAAGCTTATTGCTAATGCTCTTAAGGATAGCTTCAAACCTGAAATGCGCGCTTGGGCTGCTGAGAGAGGATTCAGTACTAGACATGTGAATGATGTATCAGATATTGTGGATACTCTTGCACTTACTGGTAAGGAATACCAACTTGATTTGGAAGGTAAGATTACTCTTGCTTTCGACAAGACTCAGAGATTCCTTAAACGAGGTTCTGAGCTGACAGGTAATGCTTATGCTGAGGAGATGACTAGACTGACAGCGGCTCTTGTGGCTAAGCAGATTACTGATATTGCTGTCAGTCAAGGCATCATCACAGAGAGGCTTGCCGAATCTGCTATTCAGACATTTGTCAATAGAACTAATGGTATCTATCTTGCTAGCCAGCGACCAATGATGTTTAATGGCCCCATCGGTCAAGCTGTAGGATTATACCAAACTTATACTATTACAATGATGAATAACTTCTTTCGCTATGTCAGTAATGGTAGTGCTAAGAGTGCAGCTTTGATGATGACAGCTCAGGGTAGCATATATGGCATGTCAGGGCTGCCAGCATTTCAAGCTATCAATACTCATATTGTAGGTGGCGCTGCTGGTAATGGCGACCATACTGACATGTTTGCTAAAGCTTATGCTAGTATGGACAAGGATGTAGCTGATTGGTTCATGTATGGTGCGCTATCCAATGTTGGTGGACTCATTCATCCAGGCTTGAAAACTAATATGTATACTAGGGGTGATGTCAATCCAAGGAATATAACAGTGGTGCCACTTAATCCTGCTGATATTCCTGCTGTCAGTATTGGTGCTCGCTTCATTAGTAACTTTGTAGATACAGTGGATAAGATTGCTGGAGGCGGTTCTGTAACTACTAGCTTGCTACAAGGTTTAGAGCATAATGGAATTAGCAGACCTCTTACTGGCTTGGCGCAAGTCCTAGAGGCTTTTGGCCCTACTGGTAAGAGTTATGCTACTAGTAGACAAGGCTCACTGATTGCTGCTAATGACCTTATGAGTATGGTGAATCTGACAAGGCTGGCTGGCGCTAAGCCAATGGATGAAGCTCTTGCTCTTGATGCTAGTTATCGTAGTACTGTGTATAAGGCTAAGCATGATGACCAGATGAAAGCACTGGGGTCAACTATTAAGAGTAAGGTAATTGGTAACCAGGAACTTACTGAGGATGACTTGCATAGCTTCCAACAAGAGTATATCAAGTTAGGCGGTAAGCAGAATGGTTGGAATAGATACTTTGCTAGATTGCAGAAGGATGCTAATGTTAGTGTAAGTAACAGGATAAGCAAGCTGATGAAATCACAGGATTCTATTCACATGCAGAATATGATGGGTGGGATACAGCTTAATGACTTCACTCAACCTGAGAGTGAGGAATAGCTGACAATAGATTGCTCTGAATGACAAGGATGTTGCACTGTCCTAGCTGGTATCCGTGCTGGCTAGGACTTTTTTATGCGCGATGCCCAGGAGTTAATGCTTGTTGTCCATAATGATTTCAACCTCCTTATTCCCTTCCTTCATATCAATGATATGCTGCACTAGCCCTTGCGCTGTCGGGATGGTATTAACACTGACAGCCATATTCTCCCTCTTATTGACAAGTGCCCTGGTAGCTTGCTCAGCCATTTCGCCCACTTCATACATGCCATCTTGGGCAATACCGCAATAGCTGAATATGATGCCAAAGAAGGTACTCATATCATAAGCATCAGATCTCAATCCTTCATTAAGAAGTTGCTGCAATTTGGGATGCTTAAGTGCTATCTCCATGTTAAGCTCAATAAGCTCCCTAGGAAGTAGCTGGTAATAGAGCTGATTTCCATCGCTGTCAAGTCCAGCGGGCCTACCATCAATATCATCTAACTTTTCTAACATTCTGTCATTCATTTTGATTCTCCTGCCTAATAATATATTCTGGGTGACCCAGTTGTGCTATCAAGTCAGCCATCATTTGGGGCCAATACTTATAGCGATGCTTATGGCGCTGATTATAGATATGCTGTAATACTTTATAATTAGTGCATACTACCCTCTCTTGCAGCCAACCCTCTGGCAGATTATCCTTAAGTACAGTGACGTCATGATAGGCTGGATGGTCTGGATTGTGGTAATCAAGCAGTCTAGCATTGAATGTTACTATTGTTCCTGGATGGGTGTTAGGACTGAAGTCGTTAGTAGCTACTGCTCTCTTACTGAGAGTGTGCATAGTACTGGCTGACTGCTTAGTAATACCAATTCTATAGGTGTCAAACTCTTGCCAGAAACCTCTGGTACCCTGTATGAATAACCATACTTGGATGCTTTCCAAGAATTTAGATTCCCCTGAATTGCCTCCCATATGAGCCAGCTTCTCTGCTCTCTTAATAGCTTTAGGTAGCTGAACTTCCCACCAAGACTGTAGGTCATTACTATGATCGTAATAGCTGAGAGACATTCCTAATAGAGCTTGCTCCCAACCAGCCTCTTTAAGCTTAGTTAATATCATACCCTATAATCCCTCACCGTTAAGTTGCTTAACTATCAGTTCTGCATAGCCTGCAATGTCCCGCCATGAGTCATCATAATTTGGGTCACCATTAAGGATGCGACCTATCTTGTGAGCTATCATTTCAAGTGCCTCTTTTTGGCTTGCCGATAGCAATGCCCAGTTAGTTTCAACTTCATCTACTGAATTATTCATAACTTCCTTCAATGCTTGCGTAATAGCTGCATGACCATCAAAAGGCCCATAGCGATTACCACGTTCTTGCAAAGTTGCTTCAATATCATTGCTCATATCCTATCCTCTTTGGTGCTTAATTGTTATTTTGCCCATTATCTCATCAATGCTAAATTGCCTGAGACAATCATGACACTCCATTATCTTCCTACTATAATATACTCTCCAAGCTGTGCTTCCACACGCTGGACATTTATGATAGCCCATTAGTGCATACCTCTCTTACCTCTTACCAGTACTTCCGAAACCGCCAGTACCTCTATCAGTAGTCATGCTAAAGTTATCAACTTCGATAGCGGCAATTTGCACAGGGCTTATTACTGGTAATATAAACATTTGGGCAAACTTATCTCCAGGCTGGAAAGTAATAAGTCTATCCTCGCTATTAGCCAAGGCTCTTATCATCAACTCACCCTGATAATCTGAGTCAATGAATCCAAGAGTATTAGTAAGGCGGAAATCAGAACTTGATCTTGGGGCTAGAATAGTAATCAAACTGCTATCATTAGTCCATAAGTGCAGACCTGTTCTGATAACCGTAAGAACACTGTGATGTAGTGTTATTGGTCTCTCCTCTGCCACATACAGGTCAATACCTGCGCTGCCAGGAGTACTTGGCACTAGCCCTTTTTCATACAGTTCTAGCTCTTGTGCTATTTCAGTTCTTATGTATTGCATCATTTTGATTGCTCCTGCTGCCTCTCAGCACACTCTTTAAGTTTATCCATATCAGCATCAGCTACTGGATATGGTATCATACCTGCCTCTTGTACCTGTTGGCAGAATTCATCAATAGCCTTATGCTCTTCCCAAATACCAAAGAAGAACATTATAGCTTGTATTACTGCGCCTATCATATCCACATTATGACTCCTATTATTGTGATGGTGACATCCTTGTCATGGATTCCTAAATCCTGACTATCCAGTAATACCAAATACCTTACTCAGTATCGGTATTGCATCCTTACCAAGTAAGGCTACTAACATCAGAGCAGTTCCCCACTTAGAGGCCCAAGCTCTTATAGCTTTAATTTCATCTAAGACTTCATCAAGTCTTTCCGCGATAGCATCAACTCTTTTATCAAGAGAAGCATGTGCTACCTTTAGGTTAGTACATTCTTCTGGTGTTGGCATAGTAATGGCTCCTTATGCTATTAGGCGTTTTTGTTTTTCGGTCATCATCCGACCTTCTCTAGTGAAACACGCCCAAACTCAAAAGTCCCAGTAGCACCAGCCTTAAACACCACCCAGATATTGAGAGCGTTCATCAGCGTTTGCCAGTCGCCCCACAATATCGGCTTACTGACTAGGGTTAATTCAACATCATCTGTAATTGCATCAAATCCAGAGCCAGGATCAGCGCCTTGATTGTTTGCGTTCCAGTATGTTGACGAATTAAACAAACCGATTTGAACAGCTCTTAAATTAGCCGCGCCGGTGCGTTTGCATGACATACTGAAACGCACAATATCACCATTAACGAAAGCTGCTTTATCGATTGTTGGCCTGATAAATATGCGGTCGTTGTCGTTAGTAGTGCCACCAATCAATGCCACAATATTTTGCCCGTAACCATCTGAGCGATTAGCAACCGAAAACGTGACTGTTCCCGTGCCTGCTCTTGTATCCCATCCTGCCGAGCAGTTTGTAGGGATATTGCCTGAAACGCCTGTGCCTGATGCCGCCTGAGTGCCCAGCATCAATGGATTTCTTACTGCTTGTTTGCTGGCGTTGTCGTAGTTATAAGACAAATTGCCATCAGTAATAAGAGGAGAAGCAACAGGATACTGGCTAGAAAACGTGGCAAGCAGCAGCTTGTAAATCTGGTGCATACCGTTGGAGTTTGGATGAATACCTGTCGCATCACTCCAATAGCTTGTCACGCCATTTCCAGTGCTTTTGTTTGTTAATGCCGCATTGGCCGGGATTAAAACAAAATTTGGATAAATATCAGCCAATCGACGAATAGCTTGATTGATTCTAAGAATTTGTTTTTTCTTGGCTAAACTGTAGCTTGAGCCAGTTTCAAGGATAGGCGTTATTTCAGCACGCCAGTATTTGATGCCGTTGCTCGCTGCAAGGTCAGCCATGGCTGTTATATTTGCAATGGTATCGGCCTCGGCTACGGTGCCAGAATTAACGTCATTGATCCCGCAGTTGTCATAGATAACAGCCGGATTTAACGACAGTACATGCTCTGAAAAATTAGCTAACGTTTCGGCGCTGGTGGTGCCTGATACTGCACGATTTCTAATGTCGTAGTAGTTACCAATAGCCGCATTAAAATTATGTAAAAAAGCCCTTTGATTTGTGAAGTTATCAACTAACACATTGATAGCCATGCCCGCTTTTGCGGTCGGGCTTGCGGTTAATGTCATGCTGTTAATAAATGTGATCGTGCTGGTTGCTGAATCATACGTTGCAACTATTTTTTCACCGTTCCACTCCTCTTGAGCAACACCTGATATAAAAATGGTTTGTCCTGGTACTGTGTTACCGCCAAACGTGCCAATTGTGCCTATATTGCCGGAGCCTGATAGCGTGACTGCTGAATCAATATAGTTTTGACCGGCATTAATGCTGTCGCCGATTACGACCAAAACAGGTTTATTTAAAAATTCACCAGACCAACTACTAGTGTTACTAATATTACTACCGCTATCCCATAGCAAATCACCATTGCTATTCTTACATAACCCTACACCACTTGGTCTGTCACCAGCGTAAGGTAAATCACTTGGTCTTATTCTATCACTCATAATATGTTACTCCTGGGCAATGCCCTTAATAGGAATTAAGAAAGTTTTGTTTCTTCTGCTGCTAACCATGATGGTTTAATCAATGCTGTATCAGCTATTGCTCTAGCAGCGTGTACTGCCAAGAAGCCATTACCCTTAGCTGTTTTAACTGCCTGAATCTTATTAGTAGCTTGTAACTCTGCTACCAAGTTAGGAACATCAGAGAGCTTATCAACATCAGTATGTATTAGCTTCATGATTTCTGCCATTGTTACTGGTTCATCTGCTGCATTAATGGCAGCTAAGATTTTGTGAGTTATTGCTGAGTTTCTTCCCTTACCAAAGTGGCCCATAGCTTTAGGCATTTGGTACTCAGCGAAGGTCAGTAGCGTGTTAGCCATAAGAACATCACAAGAATGAATCTCTCTTGATAACCTGGCTGCTGCACATACTAATGATAGTTTTAATAAGTGAGTTAATCTTCGACCTGAGTAATGCTCAAATCTAGTATCCTCTAATGGTTTCCAGCTATGATAGAGCTTTTCTACTAACTGCTCTGCTTGCTCTGTATGTTTTGCTGCACCAATACAAGTGCTCTTGATTTTATGCATCATTGCTACTATTGCTTCCACATCCGTATTACTAGGAGCTTTAGGAATAGTAATCTTGCGACCAGTAGGTTCCGCATGAATAAGAAGTAATCGGCTAAAGAATCCCTGACCTTGTATGTCAGGCGGGAAAGCCTGATTGAAACCTTCATGGGTATTACCAGCAATAATATTAATGGTAGGGTTGTTGATATAGACTGCTTTAGAATGTTTCAGTTTCCTGTCATACACCCCAGCATAGTCCCAGAGTGTACCTAATAAGCTGATGAAGTCTACGTTATTACGGCCGATGAAGTCTACAAACTCATCGCTAGCAATATACATTTCAGCTATATCTAATAGCTCTGCTGCTTCCTTAGGATTATCTGAACCGAATATGCTAGACTCAAATGACTGTTCTGGACTGGTATCAGTTTCACCATTCTCAGTACCCCATGTAAGTTCATGTAGTTCCATTAAGAATTTCTCTAAGCTAATCTTTTCAGGTGCAAAGCTACCATAACCATAACGCTTAAGAAGCTTTTTAGATTGCTTAATAGCGGTTGATTTCCTAGTAGCTGGCACTCCTATTATTTGGATAAAGCTATTGGGTAATAGCTCTCCATCACCAAAAGGGAAAACGAATTGTCTCCCTAACATTGCACCTAATACTGATATTGCGCACCAGCGGTGTACTGTTAGAGAGGCTTCTGTATTGTGAGGATATCCACAATATTTAAAGTAGAGTGTAAAGAATGATTCTTCTGGGTAGGTATTAATATCAAGCATGACATGCGAACTCCCCGAACACTTTATTTCTTAGCTCAGTAGCTTTATTTATTGCATCCTCTTTGTTACTAAATCTACCACCATCGTATCTCTTACCTTTACATGTTACTAATACACGCCAATAGCCTTTATCAAAAGATACGTTTTTACTTCCGTGTGTATTATTTTTCTGCAAAGATTTATTAGCTTGATTTTGTGTTCTTGTAGCTAATCTTAGATTTGACCAACGATTATCTTTTCTATCCCTATTAACATGGTCAACCTCAAAAGATTCATCTGGATACTTACCTGTCATTAGTATTACAGCTATAATGTGTGCTCTAAAATAGCTACCTCTGGTTTTAGCAGTAATGTAACCATCGTGCACACTGGTAATTAGTGTGCCTTTTATGAATTCAGCACCATTGAAATACCTATAATACATGTTGCCACAGTCTGGCTCGTATAAAAATAGGTTATTCCAGTCCACTATAGATAGTACTTTGTATTTTTCATACATAATATCTGCCTTGTTAGGCTGGTTAGGTTATTGGGTTAGGCAGCACTAGCTTGGAATCAATCCTTGCTGTCCGCCCATGATTTTCCTCCGCTACTCAAGTCAACTGGTATTCTCATGCTTCTAATTACTCCCTTAATATCAGTAACATCAATTGTGCTTGCTTCTAACATGCAATCTGCTACCTGCTGTGCTAAATGTTCATGTCCTACTCTTGTTTGAAATAATAAACTATCATGTATTTGTGCGTTCATTTTAAAGTTATCACTATTAGGTTTCCATACTCTATCAAATACTAAGCGGGTTGCTAGATTAAGAGCTTGTGCATTAGTACCTTGTGGCAGATGCGCTACTAATGCTCTTAGCACGCTCTTATTCTTAATTGGGTCACCGAAACAATATCGTACCCAACCATAAGGATTTACTAGCATCCTACACTTCAGTACTTGCTCTTTAATCCACTGTGGATATTCCTTAGATACTACTGGATAGACATTATCAAATAGGTCACCAAGATATTTAGCTACCTGTTTAGGAGTCCAGTACTTAGGAAGTCCTAATCTGGATTGCACTCTAAAGATATTGGCTAATCCCATGCTATCAATAAGAGTTTCCTCACCCATTAGGTAATTTTTACCATGATTAACTGGCTTACCTAACTGACGCAACTCCTTATCAACTTGCTCATAAGGTACACCAAAAAACATACTGGCATTAGACTTATGGAAATCCCTATCAGATTCCACGTTATCAATCAGTACTAAATCACCTGTAATATATCCAGTGTCTCTTGATTCAGCCTGTGCATAATCAGCTTCCATTATCAGGAAATCTTCATCCGCTTGAATGAACCTTTTAATACCGCCGCTTCTTGGAATGTTTTGAATATTAAACCCTGTCCAGAAGTGGTGGCTCTTAGACTTATTCCTCCCAGTATCAGTAGTAGGGCTAAGACTATATAATACGCGACCATTAAAATGTTTTTCTTCATTGAGGTATGTGCTTACTAATTTAGCGGCTTTAGCATAGTTACTTATCAGTTCAACTAACAGAGCTATGAATGGATGCCTATGACTAACTCTATTCATTACTTTAGCATCAGCGTTCTTAACGTCCTTGCAGCCTAGAATATGTAATAGCTTAAGATTCTGCTGAGAACTGCCAGGATTATAGTTAGCATTACCGATACTAGCACGAAGCTCAGCAAGCGCAGCTTCCTTCTTACTTTGATGCTCAGCTTGTACTTCATAGAACTGCTCATAATTTACTGCTAACCCTGTTGACTCCATTAAGAAATTAGGTGCTACTGTTTGGAAGCTTAGCAAGTAATTATGCTTAGCCCATGCTGGCGATTCTACTAACCACTGAATGAAAACCCATGCAGTATGCCAAGTATCAAGAGCATTATAATAGTAGAGATCGTAGTTATTACCAGTGTCACCCTCATTCTTCCAGAAGCATGACTGACGGATATAAAATGTGGCGATAATATCAAGGGCCTTAGGAAGTTCCGCATACCAAGCATGATGACACAATTGAGTATCAAACATATAACCAGCAAGAGGGATATTATATCGTTGTAAGTAAGCTGCATCATATTTTCCATTCTGTAGTATCTTAGGTGTTTGTGGTGTGTTATTGAATTTAGCTAGGTATTGATAGCGGATATGGTAATCATCCTCCTCCAGATTATAAGGAAGTGGCATCACATAGGTGCGAGTAGTCCAGCTGCCTTTGCGCTCATTAAAAACACAAGTGTAACTGATACAGCTAATGCTAAGATCAGGCCTAGTCTCGATATCAACAGCACATAAGCTAGCGTTGCTAATGCTATCAAAAGCGACATCATAATCATCCAGAGTCTCCAGTATTTTCCAATTAAAAGTATCAGTAGTTACCCAGTTAGCTGGTTTCGTAAACTTACTGATATATCTTTCCAGCAAGAATTTACCGTGAGACACTGTCAGGCATTGCTTAAGAGGATGCACAAAAAGGAAATGCATACCACTTGCCTTATGAGTAACCCAACTACCAGCATAGTTATCAAGAGTCTGCTCTTTGCTACTAGCCGTATGACATAGTAATGGTATCAGGGATTGCTGAGTTGTTATGATATGAGTAGTGCCAGTCTTACCATATTGCAGCACAATCTCCTCAATGAAATCATGCTGCCTAAGTGAGAAGCTACTGACATGCTGTCGTAGATGTGATAGGAAAGGGCGATCAGCCTCAAGTCCTAGAAATAAGATTTTCATAATGGTTACTTTCTCCCCCTGCTAGGCAGCGGCTTAATATCCTTACTTACTATTACTATACCTTCACCTTTAAGCAGCTCTAAGTTATGAGCTATTACAACGCCAAGCTCCGCATCAGGAGTCTTATGCTTAAGTTCTGGATACCATTTAATAGTAAGTGTAGCTTCATATTGTGCCATAACTGCCTCCTGCTATTCCATAAATTCAATAAAGAATCTAGCTTCAATACTTTTCTGCTTAGCCAGTTTCATATTAGTAAAGTATCTATTAGGTAATCCTTTTGCTAATGCCCAGCCACTGATACCTGCGAATACTACAGGATAGGCTACTACTTGGGGTACTGCAAATCCTTCTCGCAAAATATAGTAACCGCCAGCTATTCTTACTAACCCTTCAGGTGCTGTTATTAGCATCCACCATTTTCTTATTTGGCGCTCAATGCCCTTAATGCTTTTGCTCATCTGCTGACTCCATTATTGCTATTGCTTCATCTAGTGACATGTATCTTACCTCGCTTATACTTAGCTGGTAACTTCCTAATCCTTGGCTTTCTACTGTGATTACTGTGTCTCCTAGCTGTTGGCTGTGATTGTTGAACCATAGCTTTACTAGCACTTCCAAATCCGCTATTGCTGGTATCTCCTGCGCGCTCATACAGAGTCCTCGCTGTTGCTGCTATCACTAGGCTGTTCAGGCTTAGCATTATCAGTGCTGCTATTATCAACTTCATCTGATTTCTCCAGTGACTTAAGACATAACTTAGCGATAGCAACAATGCGCTGATTAGCTGCTGCCTTAGCTTCATGGTATGCAATGGTATCTTTCAATTCAGGTATTGATTTCTTATATAGCTCCTGTCTGATTTCTTTCTTAGTTAATTTTGGTGTTGATACTGCTGTCATTACTTTTCTCCTTATCTTTATACCAGGTTCTTGATCTTTCTGATTGAACAAATTTAGCGCACTCAACATGGTAACGCCTTGCACGCTGGTTAGTAGTAAGAGGTTTCTTACATAACTTACATATGATAACTCTTGGTTCTGTGTTACTTACATGTGACATTACTTTAATCCTCTCAGTTAAGAATGCTAAAATAATGAGCCACTTCCTTGTGGCAATATCATCCTTACTACCAGGCTACTGGCTAAGCTAAGAAAAGATTCTTGATACCACTATAAACCTTAGCTTCTTCACCATTCTTCTTAGCTTCGTCACTGAGCTTACTAGTTCTGATATCAGTAACGATATTGAACTTAGCTCCTGGTATTGTTCTTGCAATCTCAGGCAAGCTACCAGAACCGCCAGTCAGAGTTTTGAATGGTGCCATTAACTGCTTGATCTTGCCTTGTGCAAAGTTAGTGCTACGCTCATCCTTACCTTCCAAGAAGAAAGACCATGATTGAGTGCTACCAACTTCTGGTAATGTAGCAGTTGCAGGCTTGAATGCTACAATACTTTCCAGCTTAACTGTCAGCTCAATTGCTGCTCTTGTGTCATCGCCAATTTCAATGTCACGACGTTTCAAGCTAACACCTTCTACGCTATATGTACCTACTGGCCAGGTAACAAACTCAGGAAGATCTGGTAAGTCATCTATCGAGAACTCAAACATCTCCAATTCATCATTTGCTTGTGCGTTCATTTCAGTTGTCATTTTATTTACCTATTAGGTTATTGGTTATAGATTAAAGATTAAAGTTACTACGTGTTACTGCTATTACTATCTAGTTCTTACTTCTCCTATTGTTGTTGTGAAACCTGCTGCGTTCTTGTGACCGCCGCCCCCAAAATGCTTAGCTAGTACTGTACAATCTACATCACCTACTGATCTGAGGCTGCACTTAACAAGCTGCTTAACATGATCGTTACTATAAATAACAGCGATACAATCTGGGTGCTGCTCAGCTAACCTATTGCCAAGTTCTGATGCTATTGACGCAGGGGCATTACATTGCACAATGTTAATTCCAAATTCATCTACCATAGACTTACTAGCGGTAGCCATACATTCCTGAATCAGCATTTCCTGGGTTGCTATTACTGCTCTGCCTTTAGCATAAGTGTCATGCATCACTTCCAAGTCATCAGTATCGAAAGCATGAACTAGGAAATCCCAGTAATCGAAAGTGCGCTCTACCAATATCTTATTACTAAGAGCTGCACATATCTCCTTAGTGCCATTTAGCTTGAACTGCCATAGGTCTCTATCTTGAATATGACCTAATAGCATTGGCACTTGCTCGCTGATAGCAAAGTATTCCCAAGTCAGAACAGCGCCACTCTTGTTAAGATCATAATGAATATCAAGTCTTTCCCAGGGTGTGCCATTCTCATTGCAGTAACCGTCAGATTCCACAGCATCAATGAATGTTTTATGATGATCTATAATAGTAATATTAGCTGCCACTTCCAACATCTTAGCCACTTGCTCTGGCGGGAAACTGAAATCTACAATATAAATATCCTTACCTACAGTATCTATATGCTCTATGCTGTCACCATAGCTAACAGGAAAATAGCTGGCATTATCACCAAAGTGTTTCCATGTAGCATAAGCAGCACCGAATCCATCAAGACAGTGGGCGTGAAACAGGATTATTGGGCTATTAGTATCATTCATAATTATCTGCTCCTGCTAGGCTGTCATCACCATCATCATTGTCATCATCAAGGTAATCTTCTTCATAGATGGATTCCTGATCTTCCTCGATTTCATCGTTATCATATTCATTTTCTGCGTCAATCATTTCTTTGCTCCTAATGTGAATGTTGGCTTAGTTACTTGGTTACCTTGGCTGCTAATAGTAGCTGATACATCTTTTAATACTGCGCTTGCTTGCTGCATCCTATTATTACGACCTACGCCAGCCTCGCCCCTGAATATTGGCAGCAAGCTCATAGCATCCATACCTTCTAAGGCTACATCAAGGCGGCTACCTGTAAGGATTCTATTGCTATAACCTGTATCCGAAAATGCTTTGTGTTGCAGATTAATCTTATCCATGTAGATAACATGTCCGAAATACTTAGCACTGTTAATAGCATAGTTCTTAGTGCCAATACTAGGGACAATACGCACACCGCCATCCTCACGCTCAGCTTCAATCTCATGCGCAGTACATGCTACATGGAATGGTGCATTCTGAATTCTGGACATGATGCGATTAAGATACTTCATCTGAAACTCATACTCAGCCATGCTATCCTTATCCTTACGAGATGGCGCCCAGTCCAACTTAATACTACTACCAAGATGCTTATTGCATGTGCTATTGATACTGGTAGTAAGCTGTGAGAGTGAATCGAATACTACTATGGTTTCACAACCGCCGTCAGCAATACTGGTTGGAATATGAATGTCAGTCCAGCGATCAACCATGTCCTTAGTGCATCTAGTGCAATCAACGGTACCATGATCGTCACAGATATGGAAGTCACCACCCATCAGAATCTTATCAATAGTAGCGTGTGCACGAGGCTCATCAATAGTATCAAGCACACTGATAAGAGTGATGCGTTCTTGTTGCTCCATCGGTAGCTTTAGTAGAGTATCCTTACCAGCTTCAATGTCAAACCAAATAATATTGAATTCTTTACTAAGTTCTCCTATTAGCTGTGTCTTACCAGTCTTAGGCGGTCCGAATACTAGCGCATGTTGTGGCGCTTTACCGCCAGCTAGTGATGATAACTTAGGCATGTCTGCGCTCCTGATAGTATTGTTTCTTAAGTTGCTGATACTTGGCTCTAGTGCAGTTTGGCTTTAGGATTGCAGTGTGATAATCTTTTCTCTTTGGGTCGCTATTCTTATGTATTAGCTGGCTATCAGATTTAACTGATCTATTAGTTAGTATCATTGCTGATCTTCTCAATCTTTTAGCTACTTTTGTTCTCATATCTCTTGTCCTGTTGCTTGTTTATAAAAGTCTCTTTCTTCTTCTGTTATTGGTTCATCTGATACCATCTTAGCTAGTATTGAATCCACTGTCATACTGTTAGTGTTATTGATTATTCCACCTTTGCTGATCTTACCTCCTGCTGATACTAATGCACGCTGAATTTTAATTAGCAGCTTAATGTCATCAGTATCAGATACTCTTGGTGATAATGCTGATTCTATTGATGCTAACTCATTTGCTGATAACTGTATTCTAACTGTTGCCACTGGCTACCTCCTATTCCTCAATCAAATTAATCTGGCTATTAATAATCTCTTCTAATGTGATATAGATATCATAGGGTGCTTTGCTATCAATGCTTAATGCTTCATCCTCCTGCTTATGAGTGCCTAGCAAAGCTGCTGTTGGCATTGTGCAATTATCCAGGAACTCACAAGAGCGGCCATAACTAACACAGCTTTCACCATGCTTAGGCCACTCACTGTTATTATCATAGAACTGCATAATCTGACATTCCATCAGCAAGTCCCTTATCCAAGTGGCTCGCTCAAGGTTATCAATAACAAAGTCATGAGCTACAAACTTATTAAGATAAGTCAGGTATTCATAATACATTACATTGAATGTCTGCAATCCCGGCGCTACTGTATCAAGTACTACTGAATAAGCTATGTTCTGGCTGCTGTTCTGATACTTAGCTGGATTGCTATGATTCATACCGCTAGTCTTAAGGTCAACTACTAGGATGCTGCCAGTATGCTTATGCTGCATTACTAAGTCAATATAGCCTCGATAGTAGAAGCCGTCAGGAAGGCTGATACAGAAACCTAACTCCATTGCTGGCTTACCATTATAGATAAGTATCTCATAGTCAGCTAATGGGGATTCAGGATATAGGAAAGCGAATTGCTCAATAGCGTTCCAACAATGCCAGAAACTCTTTTCTTTCTTAAACTCATAAAGTTCTAAGCGCCATTCAGTAGCAGCTAATAGCATAGCTTCTTGCAGATTACCTGTTGATAGGAATTGTTGGATACCAGTATGGAACATAGAGCCGTACACTGTATCTACTGACACATCGCCAAGATACTCAGGCCACAGCTTTCTTAGCTGGTATCTTCGCGGACAAGAATGTACAGATAGCACGCTACTATTAGATATTAATTTTAATCTACTATCCATGGTTTACGTACTCCTCTAAGTTGGTTTCCCTAAATTCTTTTAATACTTTTTCAGCAGTCGCTTTAACTGTAAACATACCAAGATGGTGTACTGTACCCTTTATTGTTACTCTAGCTACCCATTTATTTCTTTGCCTATTAAAACTTAATCCTTTTATACCAGAGGTATTATTAGACTGTAATCTAGTATTATGTTTGTTTTGACTTCTTGTAGCAAGCCTGAGATTACACAACCTATTATCATCTTTAATACCGTTGATATGGTCAACTTGTGTGTCATCAGGAATATCTCCGTGTATAGATAACCAAGCTAATCTGTGTGCTTTATATATCTTACCTTGTATGCCGATTACTATATACCCATCCTTATCTTTAAATCCAGCAACGCTACCATTAAAAGACCTATTATACTGGTTACGTAATCGTATTATTCCAGTAGTTGGTTCGTAAACAATGTAATCTAATAAGCGGCTATCCATGACACATGTTACCTTGATAACCTGCTCTTACCGGTGAGATTTTATCATTGCAACGAGGGTCATACTTGTTAGTGACTACCCACGCATTACCTACTTTGATTGCTGTGTTGTAGTCCATACCACAAGCTTTATTCTTACCAAGGTGCTTTGATATAAAGTTATTAGCTGCTTCTAATGTCGGGAATGTAGTTGTAAAATCATATCTTGATGTTGTCTTTAATCTAAATGTGTTCATCTTGTTCATAATAAATTCTCCACTGACTCTATTGTTACCTGTGTTCTGATGCCATGTCTTTCTATTGTTAAGTGCAATTCAATTAATGGTATTAGGTGATTCTCTACAAACCAGCGCATTGTCTTTGGGCCTATGCCTGTATTGATGGTGCGGTCATAATAGTAAGCTCTCATTCCATCATGTAACCAGTAATGGTCGTCATTAATGAAGTAATCAATATCATTATTAGTAACCTTGTGCATATCACTCCTGCTAACTAGCTGCCTAGCAAATCCATATAGCTGATAGAATTCTCTATTAGGACTTACTCTTAACAGTGCTAATATTAAAGCAATATGCTGTTTAAGTGTTGGTAGCTGTGGTAGCTTATTCATGTCATTATTCAAACATATCAATACTAATAGGAGTCTTGCTACCTTTCTTAGCTGCTGCCTTAGCTACTAGCTCAATACCTGACAGCTTACTGTAACCAGCAAAGATAGCAGCACGTTGTTCAGTACTGAGGATAGTAACTTGTGCAGGATCTTTAGCTAATGCTTTGTGAATTGTTATCATCTCATGCCTTACATCTGGTATTGATGATTCAATCTTACTGATAAGAGCTGCTAGTTGCTGCTCGATAGCTAGATCAAGATGATTAGCATAATTAGCAGGGCTATTAACCACAGCTTGCGAAGTAGTTGTTGTTGGTATTACTGGTTGATCTTGCTGCTCTTGCTGAATAGCCACAGCTTGCTCTAGGTGTTTAACCACTAAGCTGGCAGTTTGTACTATGGGCTGCTGAGTTGCTGGTTTCTTATTAGGAATTACGAAAGTCATTTTATATTCTCCATTCTGGTTACTATTCAAATCTGCTAATTGTCTTTACTGATTGGCTAAGCCTAGCATTGCTGCTTAGATGTTTATGATAGTCATCTTTACTTAGTAGCTTGATTACCATGCTATGTTTTATTGAATCATGTTTGCTATAAAAGTATAGCTGAGTGCCATATTCAAGCTGGCAAAATTCTGCAAAGTAGCTATCCTGTTTATGTAATCGGCCTAAGCTATCGCTGTATTGTTTATGGTGCTTATAGATTCTAGCATCTAGTTTGATTTCTAATTGCCTAGTATGCTTTAGTTCTTGCCACAACTCCAGGTATTTAGATTTACTTTTAAATGCTGTCAATAAGCTGGCTTTGTAGCTGCTATCATCAATAGCATCAATAGGAATTTCGGCGGATGATTGCATGGCTTATGCCTTTATATGATTCTATTACTATATGGCGGGCATAAAAAAGCCCCAAGGCTATAAAGCGCATGGGGCATGAGTTGCCATTGCTGGCTTTCTTCGGTAGGTTACAACACAATCAAGCCTTTTTAGGTGGAAGGCTAACCACTTGGAACAGGATGCGAATTATTCAAATTTGCCGATTACTGATTCATTGCTTGGATTCAAATAATTATCAGCTTTACCTATCAAGTTTTCAGCGAAAGCGGCATATGCTGTTTGCAATTCAGGATTGATTCCAGCAAACCATAAAGTAATACGGTCTTTAAATAGTTGAATAGTACGTTTGTCTGACTTGGTATTTTTAAAGCGGTTTTTAAATATTTCATCTGCTGATTTAACCAAACCTTCACGGGATACTGGTGTACCGTCAGCCTTTTTGAAGTTAGCCACGCCAAAATCAACAAATGATTTAATGGTATCAGCTACTAATTCATCGCTAAATTGTTTACCGCCGCCACGTTGGGCAGGTTCAGTATAGGCCAGAGTCCACAAGTCTAGTTTGCTGGTATCCAAGTCGGCATCAGTAAGAACGTAGGCAATTTTCGCTTCCAAGTTATCGCCAAAAGATGCTAATTTTGCACCGATTTGTAGCTGGGCAGCTTTATATACTTGATCATTGTGCAAACGAGCCAAGTAATTCAATAGCTTTTCTTTTCTTTCGTCGCTTTCAGTATCACTGAAAATAATATCAACAATGTTTTGTGCGCCGACTTCGGGAACAATGGTTGTTTCAAAGCTGGCGCGTTTTGGTTCGATTGTAACGCCATCCTTTTTGATTTCTTTGAAATGGAATTTTGTTACAGGGGCTTTAGTTTCTTGATTAGACATTTTAGATTCCTTAGCTGATTATCAGCTTTTTAGTGGTGAATTAGTTGGCTTGACTTAGTATTACTTATCAAGTGAAGCCAACTATACAGCAATATTTTTGTTTGTCAATAGGTTATTTTTAGCTGCTGGTATTACTTGCTATCTTACCTTTAAAGTATTCTGCCTTCTCTGCTAGTGTATTACCTTTAATTTTTTGCTTAGTAATTCCCTTTATTAAGCTATCCTTTTCGCATACCATTACTAAAGTTTCACGCGCACGAGTTACAGCTGTATATAACAGCTCACGGCATAGCATGTTATTGTGGCTTTTATGGAATAGCAAGAATACTTTACGCCACTCGCTGCCTTGTGACTTGTGAATAGTCATTGCATATGCAAGATCAAGAGCCAGTAATTCTCCTACTGTTTTTAGCTCTAGCTTTATGAATTCATCATTATGTGAATCGGTAAGTTCAATGGTTACAATATGGCTTGCTGCCAGTTTTGCGCCTTCCTCAATGCTATAGGTTGCATCCTCAATAAGTTTGTCTATATCTATGTCAGTATTTTGAATAAGCTTGAAAGCTTCATGTTCATTATGTCCGAAGTAATCTAAATGCTGGCTTGGGGCTTGGAATTCTGAGCCTAGATAGGATTCATTAAGCCTTATATCAACTATTGTTGCATCCTGTTTATCATATATGACCTTATCACCTACTGAATAATATAGCTTATGGAATGATGCAATAATTTCATGGGTAATCCTGCCTTCTTTTCTGGCTATATGATTACCGATGTATTTATTAATAAGAGTGCAATTAAATTTTTTGTCAGTTTTATCATTTACTTGTGGGCATAAGATTATATCTGTATCAGGATTATAAGAGCCTGAATCATAACCAGCATAAAACATTTTGCAAGTTTCAAGCATGGCATGTTCTGAATCTAGCTGCTTTGGATAGGGTATGATTTGCAGTTTTCCAGGTTCACAAAATGAAGCCATGTCAAATTGCATAATAGGTTTGCCTGATAGGATTCTGTGTGCAAGTCTAATAATAGGCGATTCAAGAGCTTGCCGATATACTTCTGTTAGTTCGATTACTGGCAATTCTAGTAGCTTGTAACCTAAGATAGCATGACCGAATACTGGTGGTAACTGATTAAGGTCACCAATGAATACATACTGACAGTTACTTGGTAATGCTTGGCGCAATTCCTCGAATAGTTCAACACTGAGCATACTGGCTTCATCAATAATGACAGTCTGGATATTGCTGCATAGGGGATTAAGCAGGTTTCTTTTCGGTTCAAATACTCTCTTATTTCGCATTTTGCCAGTTTCTTCATCCAATACTTCATAGAATACTGGGCTATATTCTAGGGCTTTATGAATGGTAATAGTGTTGGCTGCAATATCTAGCGGCATTTGCCTTTTAATGTTTTGAACAGCACGACGTGTATAGCTGGTTACTAGCAATCCAGGCGCACCACTCTTGATATATTTGTGGCTTGCATCCTGAATATGCAGAACACTGCCAGATTGCAGCCTTGCCGCGATACCTGCTTGGGTGCATGTAGTTTTACCAGTACCGGCAGCACCAATTAGGACACAAGAAAGGCCATTGGCAAGTAAGCTGGCAAACTCATGTTGTCGGTCATTGAGTGCTATATCCTTTGAGCTACCGTCAGCATTCCATGCTGTAATTATGCGTGGTACTTGGTAGCTGGTAGGATTTACTGCCAGTAAAGGCGCTGCATTATTAGGTGTAATGGTAGTTGGGCTTGCTGGGCTTGCTGGAATGGTCACAGGTGGAGCCGCTTCGCGGGGCTTGCTAGATGGTATTACCAAACCGCCTATTGTTTGCTGATTAGCTGGTTTCTTATATTTGCTTAGGTCAAGAGCCATATTGTTTAGCATCAAATTTGATTAGGTTATAGGGTGATAGATCTAGATTAATTTGCACTCATGTTGAATTATTCTAACTATTGATCTTATAGTAGGTAATCCAAAGCAATGATGTTTTGCATATACTTTTTCCATAGTATAAATGTAAAGCCTTAATTTTAAGTTGAGTGCTAAGTATCTTGCGAATCTAGCTCGTATATAGCTGTCTGGTTTTTTATTTTGCATATTCATAATATCCCCATAATTAATAAATAAGCTTAATAAGAGCCACGCTTAATTCTAGCTCTTGACAAAGCCTGAATGATATTGCTATTTTTCTTGCTTTATAGCAATCAAGCAAATTATTATTGCTATCTTGAAAGATTACTTGGTAGCTGATTCCTTCACGTTCAATTAATGGTGGCTTGGAATCAAGAGCATTGGCTATCTGGCTGATAAAATGGCTTGGTGTCCAGTTTAAGAGATAAGCTCGAACGATACCGGCTTGCTTCAATGGTGCAATATTCCATTGATGATAGATTGCGCTGATAATATCCAGCTTTGATTGATGTTCTATACTTTCATGCAGATAGCGATTGATTGTCACTGGTTTGGTTTGGTTGGTTTGGGCGGTTGATGGTTTCATAATTAATTACCTGAATCTGTTGGTTGCTCTGATTGCTTTGGTTGCTGCAATGTTGACTATGCTGCCGCTGCCATGCTTGCCATTAAGCGCAATACTTCTGCATCATAAGCCATTGCAGCAATGAATCCACTAGGACGCTCTCCAAGCTGGCTTATAGCTTGCTGCCTTAATTCTTGCTCTTTATCCTGTTCTGCTTGATTTTCCAGCATTGCCGCACCATAGGCATTATGCCCGCCCGATTCCAGCATTAGCTTAACTGCTTGATATGCTTTCCATATATGGATGTTATCCAGACTCAAACAGTCTGTAATGGTATCAAGTAGCTGATTGCATTGTTGGCTAGTAATGGGATTTTGTGGCTTAGATTCCAGTGTATGCACTAAGCCTGAATACTCTATTATATAGCGCATATGCTCACGTTCCTGCCTATCTTGCCAAGCCCTGCTTGGTATTGCATCAATCACATATCGGCTTAAGGCTTTAATATATCGGCTCGGTTTTCTACTGCTGAATGCTGATAAGTGACTCAAAAAGTTAGCCTTTTCAGCGTCACGTTTCTCTTGATACTGCCTATAATAACCAGCATGGTAATCAGCAATAGCGGATAGCCATAACTCACAGGATGTAACCATTATGGCAAGGTCAGAATTATTGCTAGCGTCAATTATGACTGTGGGGAAATGTGCTAATTGACTGGTGGGCCATGATGGACAGGTTAGCGAAAAGGTTATGATTTCAACCAATAATGGCATTGCTTGGTTAATATTGCTTTCTTGCGATTGCAAATGCTGATTTAAAGGGGATGCTGCCGCTGCCCATGTTACTAGCTTAGTGGCATTGAAAATCGCAAGAGCTAAAAGGCGGGATTCTTGCTTGGATAGCTTTCCACGCTGCCAGCTTGCTTTATAGATTCTTAATAGCTGACTAGCTGAAAGAGCAAATATTGGGTGTTGCCAGCTAGCTGCTATGGTTGGATGGGTGAATTGTGGTAAGGATGACTCCAAACCTGATATTGTGCAATATAGTCTCATAATGTTAGTCTCAATTGATATTAATGTTATTTTCTCAGCCTTGCAGGTTGCAGCACTTGACAGGGCCGCTACGCGGGCACCATCCTGTTATCCAGCTTGTAAGCTAAGAGCCTTATTGCAAGGCTGTCTGGCTGATAGCTCAAACCTATATCCAGCATTATGCAACCATATCAGGCCAGCCGTGCTAATGGCGTCATAGTCAAAATGACTGATTACCTTGCCTTGCTTGCTTATTAAGTCATATCTCATTCTATCCCCCAATATGTAAGAGCGCATCAATAAAAATAGCATGTATGGCAGCAATTGCTACCAACTCAATCAATGTTAATTCCAGAATCCTATCATATATCATAAAAACCTCATTTTGTCAATTGTTAAAATTCAATCTCTTGTTAAAAGATTTACGGGAAAGTGGCTATGTGTCCACAATGGCTAGTTGGCTATATGCCTATATTGTGCCTTTCATATCCTCATTCCATAATACTAATAGCTCCCTCTCCTATCCTATCGCTAATAGCTCCCTAACACGTAATCCTTATACTGAGAATATCCCTCAATTACGAGGGATCGACCACTTATATATATCCCCTCTCTTTTAAAAAGGTTATTAATAAAGATATAGTATCAGCCCTAGCTCTACTGAGGGAGCTATCAGTAATAGGTTGGTAGTGAGAGCTGGTGGTAATATGGGTAAATGGATGCATATTTGGGTCAGATATGGAGGCATCAACCATTCTGTACATGTAGCCACTTTGGCAAAAAAGCCATGTAGCCATTTGAGCCATATAGCCATTTTCCCGCCTAAGTAATGCTTATACTCTATATGCTCTTCTATCATCACCTACCTGTTCCATGCAAGCATCATAATAGTCCGCTATCAGTTTCAGCTCTTGCCTATCCTTAGCTGTTCCTGCAGCATAGCAATATAGCGTAGGGCGATATTTGCCACGAGCTTGCATAAGATCAAGCATGGAGCCAAAACAGCTATGCTTTCTAACTAGTTTATCAATCTTAGCTAGCATGTAGTCGGCTGGAAATAGTTTGCTAGCTTCATTCTGAGCTTGCAGGACTTCAATAGGTGTAATGAATGTATAATCAATATGATTAAGAGTAGCCGCACAGATATTATATTGTAGGGATGATACTTGGATGCTGTTGTTCATAATGATAGTCTCAATAATGGTAATGGATAAAAGAAAAAATGACATCCTTGTCATGTTGTGTACTAAATAGCTCCTAATTTTCTAGCTTCTGCATAAATTATATTGCTTGCTTTTCTGGATGTAAGCCTAAGGCCATCATCAATTAACAGACTATAAACATGTCCGTCCTTTTCTAATGCCAGCTTTTCAGCTTCCGCCCTATCTTTAGTGGCTTGTTTTAAAATCTTATTGCCAATGCTCACAATATAAGCATGGCCTTTAATATGCTGTGCGGTAACAATAAATACTTTCATAATAGACTCACTTGCTGGCTGTCCAGCTCTGTTAGTAGCTTGATGCTACATGTTAAAAGAAATAAAAGAGCCTTCATTATAGTGTTGTCAATACCATCATCAACCTTTATTTATCAGAAATGTGAACTACTTCACAAAATACTAGCATCATCCTTATCATCATCAAGCTAATAGCACCCACCGGGGCGGAAGCCTTTTTAGTCCGTGGCGCGCTCCCCCTCCTATTTTC